TTGCAAATATTATACACTATGTGTCAATACCCTGATTTGCCTCTTATTCTTCACGATTGTGAAAAAACTTTTAACAGAACAAAAACACACATTGAGAGAAAGACACGCAATCAAAAACAAACAAAAGAACACATCAAAGAACACTCAATAAAGACCTTAAAACCTAGCACACTAAATATAATATCCAATGCAAGCTAAGCAATAGACACCCCCTCTCTTAATTAGTGACAAATCGACAGCCAATATTAATAAAGACACGCCCAAGGGGGTACAAATTTTTCCCATATATGCGTATACCCTTTCAGATTTTTGCACCAAAACAAAAGACCCCCTGGAGAAACACACAAAATCCCCAGGAGGTCATACATATATGATTATAACACAAACATTAACATACGATTAAAATTCGCTACTATCATCCTCATCTAAATCTTCTTCCCATACGATGTCAACATCATTATCAGGGTTAGGGATGAGACCCTCAGAGATTACCTTATGGGCAATATTAGCAAGCCCTAGAGCAGCAAAGCTATTGTTATACTCAACATCACACTCATGGGGATTATCTGTAGCTACTATAAGGTAGTTCTCAAAGTGTTCTCCGAGTATAGCTTTAGCTTGTTCTATTGGGGTTAGTTCTCCATCCATATATATTTAAAGTCTCTCAATAGTAATAGTAATAATAATACCTATTAACATAGTCGATTATTAGGTTCACTTATTGACACTTTAAGTGTACCATAGGTGTATTTTAGCCCTCCTATTCCCTCTGTCTTGTAAGTCCTTGATATTGTTACTATTATGAAATCCACTTATTAACACCAATAGACCCTTGTTTTCTCTTATGGAATGTGTTCTCAAAAGCTAGGAGTTCTTCTCTGATGAGGTCTTGTTTTCGTTCTTGAATCTTGTTATCGGCATCTTGTGACATTTGTTCTACCCAATAGCCTACAGCCATAGACAGAGCATCAAGTCTATCATCATGGGTTATAGCACCTCTATCTCTTGTTATACGAGACATTTGATAGAACAACTGGTACTTTAGTTGACTTTCAGGTTTATATCCACTGCAGCTATCATAGTCCTTACGGATTACTTTAGGGTCAACCACGAGTTTATGATTAGCCATTACTGGCTCTAGGGTTTCAATTATTCGTAGTTCTTTTTGTTTAGAATGACGGACTTCTTCGATAGTGCAGGGATAAACCTTATTAAGTATGGGTCTGAGTAGTTCTACGAACATACCATCACCAAAATTGGATTCTATTATGATAGCATTAACATTGTGTTCTTTAGCTATCATGGTTAAATTCTTTAGGGTAGTCTCGTCATAGCCCCCACTGAGACCACCAGCTTCAGGCACAAAGAGAGTACCATTGAGCATCTTGACGACTGCATAACCAGTTTCGTCTTTACCACGACCTGATGGGTCAACGCTTAGAACACTACCAGTGAACTTGATGTGTTCACCTACAGTGGTCATAGGGCGATAATATCTGTCCCCTGAGAGTCCCACATTAGGAATACTACCATCGTACTCCAGGTCAGGAGAAGCAGCCCACACGAGCTTCTCAGGTGCTACCTCGTTGTCTATAGGGGTAACGATGAGGTCACTGAGTTTTAGTGGGTATCTATCAACATCGCTCAAGCGAGCATCCAGCATGAATTGCATAGCGAACCCAGCAGAGCCATAGGATATTTGGCGTTCTCGTAGGTCGATGTTAGAAAATCTAGTTGGTTCAGTGGAGTCTCCTTCTTTCTCAGAATCCACACAAAGGTGGCTGACAGTGCCGTTATAGGCAGTTTCGTTCTTACTGGGGGTGATGTATTGCGAAGTCCACACACGAGTCTTGTAGCCCCTCTCAGATAGCTTATAATAGATTGTGTCTTCACACTGGGGTGTACCTAGGACTAATACCTTAGAGTCATCATTGGGTTTGAGGATAGCATCGAACTCTTTTATTTGTTCTGATAGCTTATCTCGCATTGTTTGTGTAGCACTGTTGTTGGGTACTTCCACATCGTCTGCGACTATGATGTCAGCACGAGAACCAGTTAGCTGAGAGGTAACACCGAGCGACTTGACTGATGGGGCATGGGAAGCTGGGGCGAGTCCAACATCGAAGGAGATTTTAGAAAACCTTTGATTAGGTTTAGGTCTGAGGTGTTCGAGTATATCAAGTTCATGGATAATCCTAAGCGTAAATGTAGAGAAATCGTCTGCTCTAGTTTTAGAAGCCGAGACAACAAGGATGTTTTTACTTGGGTCGAGGAGGAGTTGATGTACAACGAAAGCAGAGCATATCCACGATTTTCCAACTCCTCGGAAACCTTGGATAATAGCTCTTCGGTCTCCTGACTGCATAAAGGAAGCAATCTCATATTGGATAGGGGTAGGGTCAGGAAGGTTGAGTTCTTTCCATACAATATAAAGGAAATTTCTAAAGTCCTTTAACTGTTCAGGTACTTCCATAGGTTATTCATTATAAGCTCTTATGACCTGGTCTACATCAGGGTCTTTAAATGGTAAGACTTTTACTAGCTCATTCATTGGATTATCATTGGTAACTGTTGCAGATATATTGTTGTCCTTTAACATCTGACGAGCAGCGTTAAGGTCACTAGGGGTTGCATTACCACTTTTAATCCTATGTATGAACTCGTCAATAAGAATATCCTGTAAGTTGTTAAGTTTTAAAGATTTATCACTCATTATCTAATTCCTTTAATATTTTGATGACTAGGTAAATAAACGAAGCTACACCCACAAAGATGGCTACGATAATATTTATATCTGCTAAAGTAATAGTGCCGAGTAACCCAAGGAAACCGACAAGCGAGGGAAAGTGTTGAGATTCCATTTTAGAAAGAGACTATTTGATAGGTTGTGGTTAAGACTACATTATTAAATCCACCACTAGCATAGGGTTGTCCTGCAACTTCTACTGTTTTAGCTGTTGGAAAATAATAAGCAAGAGACCCACGAAGATTACCATAACCTGCTCTAGGGTAAGCATCTACACATTGTTGGGCTGCATATATAACACTATTGTCTCCATCGTCTCGAAGCCATAGTCCGTACACAGCATCACTTTGAGATTGATTAGCAGAAGCTGCCCAATCAAACTGAACAAACATTAAACTTTTTGCAGGAACACTAACAGCATTGTGCATAACAGCCACATAATTATTTACACTAATAGTTGCTGAGTTTGTGCCTGTAGCGTATGTAGGTGTAAAACTTACTGTCCCACTCGCAGATAGATTATTTACACTCAAGTTTGTACTAGAAGGTATTGTTACTGTACCTGTAGCAGTTAGGTTATCTACACTTGTAGTCCCACTCAAACTCAGATTAGTTGTGCTTGTTGAACCAACTGCCCCTGCATCCTCAGACACTTCTTGTGCAACATACAGTCCTTGGTTGTAAGCAGTATCAAGGTCACTCTCAGCCAATCTTGCACCTGCCTGGAAGTCTATCAACTGGTCGCTCGTGGTTGCACGATAGATGCGAACCTTTGAGTACGAACCAGCAGTTGGTGTAGCACTCAGAGTTACAGTATTTGTTCCTCTTGAGGAGATTGTTAGTTCTGTCCATGTACTACCATTGTATCCTTTTGCTCGGATGTCATTGATACTTAGGAACTTAGTGGGGGCAACGAAGGTAGTCTGACCGAGACCATTCGTACCTGTGCCAGCAGTTGTATATTCAACATATGAGTTAGCCATTGTATTTGGGGGTTAAAATTATTCTGTGATTTTATTAGATTCTCTCGCTGCTTCTTGTGAAGGAGTAAGTCCATCTCTGTTTTTAAATTGTTCTAATGTTTCTCGTGTAAAGAACTCATCACGAGCAGCACGAATATAAGCTAGTCGTACATCTTGTAATTCCTGTAGCCCTTCGTTTGTTACTTCAGTAGCATCTTGGATATTACCTAGATTATCGTAGAAGTCATCAGAGTACATGAAACCTTCAAAATCAACATTAGAGATTTTACCATTCTGATACTTATCATCCCAATCAGGGTCGGTAATAATTTCATACATAGCTTCTTCAAGAGTTAAATCTCGGTAGCTTTTTTTGCCTACTTTGATTGCTTTTGTTGGGCTATATTTATAGATAAAGTCACCAAATGCATCATATAATGTTTGGTCATTGTCGTTCCAATAATCTTTAGTTTTGATTTTACTTTTTGTTTGTATTGGAGACAAACCACTTACAATATTTGTTCTTTGTCCATCAGATTCAAGAATGTCGTATAGTTCTTGAAATCTCATTCTAACTTTTTGGGTAGGCATAAAACGACCTGTAAAGTTCCATATATTCTTCTCAGGTAAGAACATAGGTGAACCTGTTTCATATCTTCGTACATTTACTGGAGCGTCTCCAAACATTCTATTAGTAACCGAGTCAAGTGGTTTTGATTGAGTGTTGTCAGGGACATAAACATCATCAAACTGATTTATGTGTCGATACATTGATGGTGGTTGAAAACGACTTGTTACGATACTAAAAAATGCTTTTAGGTATCTATCTTCCTCGGCTTCAGGGTTTATTGCTGTTCCTACGTTTCTATACCCTGTCATAAACGGATTATCTGTAATAATTTGATACGCTGATTGACGCATTGTTTTTGTAAGTGTTTGCCCTTCAACAAGTTGATTATTGTCAGATAATTTTTGCCACGCTTTAAGGTCAGCTATGAAAGCCACAAGTGCTTTGTCAGGGTCAGCCATGCGATAATCAACCATAGTATCGCCATCATCAAACAACATTTTATAAGGTTGAAAGTTTGAGTCTTTCCGTTGTTGTCTTGTTAAGTGTGAACCTGAACCAGTATAATTTTCTTCATCTGTTAAGTTCCAAAAATACAACCAAGTTGCTCCAAACATAGCTAAATTACCGATTGCTTTTCGGTCAATCTCTTCCATTTGTTGACTGAGTTTAGCAAGTCTAGTTTCTTCAACTACTAATTGTTCGTTTATCTTTGAGCGAGATTCGTCTGTAAGTTTGTTTCCTTTATCATCAACACCATCTCTTAAAACTTTTTTGTACCTTTTGACATTATTTTTAGTTCTTTCAAGTATGCCTGCCCCTGTACCTTCTACAAGTCTTGATTCAGGAGATAGTTTAGCAAGTCCTTTATGAGCTAATCTACCAATATTTATAGGCAATGCACCAACTTTAGATACAATTTGCCCAGTAGCAATTGCACCTGTTGTACGAATAGGGAATAGAAGTTGAATAATTCTACCAAAGATACGACCACTACCAGTTTCTTTATCTACTTTTTCAATAATAGTTTCGGAAATAGTTTTTCGGATGTCGCCTTCTTTTAAGTCTCTAGGCATCAATAATGCTTCTCGATACTCATTGATAACGTCTAGGTACTTATCTTTATAAGCCCAAACTTTTTTACCATTCTGATATTCATACGCTTCATCTATATATTTTTTTACATGGGCATCAATATCTTTAGCTTCATTACGAATAGCATCACGAAGAGCATCAGCACGAAGACGACTTTTAGTTATAGCATTTGCAAACGGAACATCAAGAACACCTAACATAGTTTGACCAAATAAAACTATTTCCTCTATGCTTTGAGAGACTGTAGCAGCAGCTTTAATACGATGTAATGAATTTTTTAAGCCATCTCCTTTATCTCTTCGTTGTTGATTAGCTCTTGCTCTGTCTACAGTACGTTGATTTTTAAATCTAGGTGTCTTAATAGTTTCATCGTATCTTGCTCTTGCTCTAGGGAACATAGGATTCTGCCCTCTATTTAGTGCAGCCCCATACATATTTCTAATGTTGGATGGTGCAAAGAAACCAGTAACAACTTCTCTGTAAGATATTAAATCTGCAAGACGATACAACGCTTGTCTATAAAGTCTTTTTTCTTTTACTGGTAAACTTCGCCACAAGCGACCACCTAATGTATCTCTAATTGGTCTACCAAGCATAGCCACAGTATTTGAGAATATACCTGCTGTACCAGTAAGTGTAGACGCTAATAAGTTACCTCTACTGAGTTCATCAAATTTGTCGATAAAGGTATCGAGTTTACTTTTCCCATACAACTCAGGGTTTATAACACGATTAGCTTGGTCTTGTAGGTGTTCTAACTGTACCTTTCTAGCTTCTTTTTGAAGTTTTTGGTTTTGTTTACGAAGAACATTAAGATAGCTTTTTACCTTTGTTTTGTTTGCATAGTCAGGGCGAAACTTAGGATGTATTCCAAGTGTTTCATCTATTTTAGAAACATCTTGTCCTGACACCATAGAAAGCAATAATTTATTCTTTTCTTCTAGGTCAACTACTTCAGCAGCTTCTTTCGCTGCAGTTTTGTAAAACTTTATTTTTGCTTGTAGCTCTTTAACACGAGCGTTTGGTAGTGAACCTGTTTTTGGTTTATTAGGTTCTTTTTGACCAGTAAATATTTCTCGTTCTCTTTCAAGTTGTTTTTCGAGACTAGCTACACGTTTGTCTATCGGTGTATTATCAATTCCTTCGTCCTTTGATTTAGGGGCTACTTCAGGTTCAGTATCACCCACAACACGCTTACGAAGTGACTCAAGATTATCAAAGTCAATAGGTTGCTCTTTATCTTGTTTGACCATGTTACGAAGAGCGACAATATCATCTACCTCAGTTTGTTTACGTTCTGATATACCTTTTTGAAATTGGTCAGCAGTTCTATCTTCACGTCTTACAGCAAGCGTAGAACCATCTTTATTGTCTACCTCAAACTTAGCAGGGGCTATTTCAGCGTAGTCATCAAGAACTTTAATTACCTCATCAGCATCATAGTCGCCACCCTCAACCATTTCTTTAACAGGTTTAAACACTTGGTTTTTGTAATCTGTAAATAAGTTTGTTAGCTCTTCAGTCTTCTCTACTGCTACTCTATCGCCTAGTCCTATCTTGTTACCATCAGCATCAACAATATCTTTTCTGCCCATGAGTTCTTCAGTTAGTTCTAAGATACGTTCTTTTGTTGAAGGAGTAGGAGTGTCTTTAGGTGTAAGGTTATCAATCTTCTCTTGGATACGGACTCTGCCCATCTTAGAGGTTGTATTAGCTAATTCTTCTTGTAAATCTTTCAATCTAACAGCAACAGATGGCTCTTCAATAATGCCTACAGGTATTTCTTCTATACCAGCTTCTTTTGCTGCTAAAGCTCTGTTACGCCCATCCTGAGAACCTTTATACTTATCAATGTAAGGTAGAGGAAACTCATCTCCGTCTTTCATAGCTTGAACATACTTAGCCCTGTCAGCATTTGTGAGTTTGTTAGAAGCTAACCAAGACTCATAGCTTCCTCCGAGCTTACCATCAGTAGCTTCCCAGGCTTGACGAAGATACTCGTCTGGAGTCATCATTTCAGTCTTAGTAAGTTGAGTATCAATAGCCTCGTCACCTGTTGTGCTTTTGAAGGGTGTCTTAGGGGCATCTGTAGTTTCTTGTACTGGCGTAACTTCAGGTGTATCATCAAGGGGTAGTGTTGTTTGTTCTTCAGCAACATTGTCCTCAGTAGTTGTTTGTTCAACGTCTGACTTAACAGGTGAAGGCTCGCTTTGAAGCTCTCGTAATTCTTTTTCTCTGTTAGCTAATGCGTTACGTTCATCATTGATAGCTTGTGATTGTTTCTTAAATTGTTTAGCGTCAACAATCCCATCATCCAGGTTGTCCATAAGGTCATCCTCAAGCTCATCTAAATATTGAGTTCGGTTTTGAACGTAATCAAGTCGTTGTTCAGGTTTGAGTGAATTAACATCAATCTTTTTGTTGCCCATGAAACCATCAAAGAAACCAGCATCTTTATAGGCATCGTCTACAAGTTGGTCTCTAAGTGTACGAAACTCTTCACGACTTAATTTACCTTTAGCTATTAGTTCTCTTATTTCAGTAGGAGATTTACCAGCAACTTTAAGAAAAGTGCTTTTCATTCCGTCTTTCATCTTATCCCAAACAGGTAAGAACTTTTCTCCAACTTGTACTGAGCCAATATCAATACCAGCACCAAGTACACCACCGAATGTGGCAGCAAAACCTAGCTCTTCTAATGTTGGTAATCTTCCATCATCAATAACTCGTTCACCAGTAATAGCAGCAGTAGATATTGTAGAACCTTTTAGGGCTGACTTTGCAGTTCTACCTGCCATAGTTTTGCTAAATAGTTTTACACCATCTTTAGTTTTTCTAACAGTGCTACCAAACGGAACAAGATTAGCACCTCCTGCGAAGTTTGCTCGACCATGTCGCCATTCAGGCTGTCCCTCTACGAACTGTGCTATATAACTAGAACCTACGCCCATAGAATATTTTACACCTAAGTATGCTGGAGTTCCTATAACAGGAACAAGGTTAAGAGGAGCAGATAGTTCACTTAAAAATCCCCCACCAATCTCAATACCCATACCAAGTAGTTGACGACCTGTTGAAGGTACAAACTCTTCACTAGGTGCAACGTTATTTATTTTCTTATCAATTACATTGTTAGATGCAGACAAGTTAGTTTGTGGTAAGATTTCTATTTCTTCTTCCATTATTGATTAAATTCTAATAATTCTGTTTCGTAAAGGTTTCGTGCTTCTACTAAAGCCATTAAGTCTTCTCGAAACTTGATACCAAATTTATCTTCAAACTGCTTAATAGCGTTTCTTTGCTCTCTTGTTGTAGGCTCACCTCTTAGTTGATTAGAGTAACCTTCAAGGGCTGGTCTAAATGTATTAACTATCTCCATTCCTAATGGAATATCAGCTATACCTAATCCAGTTTGTCTTAATAAAGTTGTATCTACAGAGTCAAATGTAGGAAATCCATATCTAATTAGATGGGCAGGTAATAATAAAGCTCTTGATTTAGCATCAGCTTCTAAGATTGATTGACGCTCAGTAACACCCCAATTAGCTACTGCATCTCTATCGCCCCCAAACTCAGAAACCTTTTCATTGTACTTGTCAGAAGCTAATGAATTATATTTATAGCCCCTAAATTTGTCTTTATCAGAACGTTCGTCTCCAGCTTCTAGTTTTTCATCTCGAACATTTAGTTCTTTAATTCTATTTGCATTATTTTTAAGAACCTTTTGACGTTCATTTATTTCTGTTTCCATGTCTAAATAAATGTTCTCCATAACTTTTGGATATTCCTTATTAAATATAGTAAAGTCACCTCCTGACTCATCCCATACTCTTTGACCTTCAGATAACAGTAAGTCTTGAATTTCAGCAGCGTATCCTGATTGTTTGATTTGAGGATTAACACCTTCTAATAACTCATCCAAAGATACTGTTACTTCTCTAAATGTACTATCGAATTGAGAGATTTTACTTCCTGCTTCGTACCATTCAATACGCTCTTTAGCAGCTACTAAGGCTTCACTAACTCTAGGGTCGCTAAAACTTACAGTACGACCATCGTCATCTTTAAGGATTATCTCACCTGGGTTAGCTGATAGATTAGTTAAAACATGGTCAGTAATCTGTGTGGCAAAACGTTGATACTCGACAGAACTATGAGAACCAATAACAGCTTTGGATAGTGTTCCTGCTTGTCTTGTTAGGTTCATAGATTGATTTAATTCAAGAAGAACCTCACGTTGAAATTCATTAGGGTTGCTATTTAATAATGTTACAAGCCCACGACTTACACTTAGGAAAGCAGAGTTAGGAGAAGTAGTATCAATATTTACAGCTTCAAGTTGTTCTTCTGTGAAACCAAGTTCTGTAAATATAGATGTTGCTGATTCAACCATTCCTTCTTTGTCACCAAGAGAAGCATTAGTTAGAAATAAACCATAACTGTCTTTAGTAGATTCTACTTGGTTCTTAACACGTCTAGGCATATCGTCAGCTTTTGCTTCAATATTTTTAAGTAGATTAGATAAGGTCTGTCTTTCTGTTCCTGCTATCTTTGCACCTTTGAAGAACTGATAATCAAGAGCAGCTTGAACTACTTCAGTCGCTTTTTCATACTGCTCGCTATTCATTAACTCTGTTCCAATAGCTACAGTATGAGTAGCAAAAAATTCTTTAACTTTTTTATTATCGACATTAGGAAGAGTTTTTATTTTAGCAATACGATTACTAATAGCAGTTGTTGGGTCGACACCATCTTCTAATATTTGTGTAGATAAGAACGCACCTTCCATGTCTAAGGCGTAATTAATTTTATTAGTCTCATACATCTCAGTAGATGCACCAATAACCTTAGTCATAACTTGGTCGCCAATAGCGTTGATAGCCATTACACGATTAGGATTGTTTCCAAATTGTTCACTTAGCTCACCTATAAGTGCTTGTTTCTCAGCAGTTAATGCGTCATCAAACCCTTGGTCACTTTCGTATTGTGCTGGGTTGTTAGCTAGTTCAGTAAATCTTTTTGTGATTGAGTTAGTGTTACGAACAAAATAATCTTTAACAAGAGAATCTTGAAACGCCTTATCATAACCTAACCAATTAGAAATCTTCTTGTCGGTATCCATTGCAGCATCTCGTTCTGCATCACTCATTTGTGAGAAGTCCTCAAGGGCTTGTGCTTCACCAATGTTCTTCATTTGCCCCATGACTTGTGGCACTTGATTAAGAGCGTTAGCAAAGTTCAACGCTTGGTTAGTTCTAGGCATTGATTGAACAACAGTCGTACTACCTCTAGCTTGTTGAACAGTGGGCGATAAGGTAATCTCTGATGGGTCGTAGCTGACCTGGACTCTATCGTCAGAACCTCCGAGAAGTGATTTTAAAGTTTGTTTCTTTGCCATTATTTAAGTGCTGAATATGTTGAAAGTCCTGTTTTAGCTCCACCGACTAACGCACCTGCGTAGTCTACCTCTTCGATAGGTCGATTGATACGAAGCATATTATTAGTAAATCCTAGTCCTGCATCTCTAAGTGCAATCTCTCGTCTTACATCAAGCATATTAGATTGTGTAGCCAATGATTGGTTGTACATAGCTTCCTTACGAGTTAGGTCTTGCTTGAGTGCATCCACACTAATACCTGAGACACCAGCTGCCAATGCTGATACTTTAGCAGTAGATTGTGCTTCCATAGCTTTTCTTTTGTTAGCTTGTAACTTCTGAGCTAATGCTAGTTGCTCTTGTGCTTGCTGTGTACGCAGCGATGATACTTCATTCAGGTATCTCTGACGCTCAACCTTAGAGGCGTTTTCTTGCGTCTTTCGTTGGATTTTTGCTTGTATCTGCTGACCTCTTATTTGAAGTGCAGTTGAAGCTACACCTAAAGATGCTGCTGCACCTACTGCTGCTGGTGCTGCTGTTGCACCGAGTGCTGTACCGATTGCTGCGAATGCTGGGGGACACATAATTATTTATTTCTGTAAGTTATTATAAATTCGTAAAAAGGATGATTGCTAAAGTGTATTGTTCTGATAAATGTAGCACCACAAAATTTAAGCCATTTGATGGCTGTTTCATTTTCTTGGTGCACATAGTTAAAAGTTGCTCCATAAGGTTTAGTTAAGGATTGGGTTATTTTTCTTGATGCTTTTAAAAAGGAGTATGATGCGTCACGAACACTGTCAGTGCCTAACATCCATATATAAGCCATATCTAATATCTGTCCGACACCTAGCATAGCAATAGGAACATCATCACTATCAACTATAGTAAGCGTAACATCGTCAGTGTCAAAGGCGTTATGCAAGGCTTGTTCAGGAGTCTTTCCCATACACATAACCTCAAGCTGGTCTTCTCTACGCATGAAGGGGTAGATAGCATCAATGTGAGATTTGTCTGCTGTAATTAACTTATAGTTACCTTGTTGGTAAACTAGATTAGAATCTTCTTGAGCGTTGGTGGGCATTTACTTCAAATTCTGCACTCTGAAAATTACTTGGTAATGCAGAACTATTTTCGATTGTTATTGTGGTGTCTTCTGAGTTAGAGAATACTGGTACTCTAAAGAACCCATCATCTAATTGTAAAGCAATATTAGTTGAATCAATTATATTAGGATTAAAAGTATTTGTGTAAGTGTCTCTGTGTAAAGGAGTTACCTTAACATCAAAGTGTGCAGTATTATTATAGAACACTGAACAATTCTTTAACATCATACTACCACCTGCTGATGGTGTTTTAGATTGACCTGATGCTTGCTTAAATAATTGCTTAGAAAAAGTATATTTCATTGTGTATGGAATACCTACCCAAACAGTAGTAGCTTGTGTCGAACTCAAAGCTCCATTCGTAAGTGTGACTGTAGCTCCACTATTAGTTGATGGTATCAATGCTCCGTCTGTAGAATATACTTTAACTGTATTGTCTCCAGGAGTATAGAAACTAGAAAGGTCAATAGTAGTAGCACCTGATGCAACAGATACAGACCTTCTCATATCTAAATAAGTATTATGGTTTGACCCATTATCTGTAAGACCTGCATCAAAAGGCATTGAGAGTAAGTGTGTCTCACTATTCTTTGTTAATACTATAAACAAGTCTGACTTAGAGAAACTAATACCTCTTATCTCGCCATCTAGTGTAAACTTAAACCATGAGCTAAGAAGTTTCTTTTGTCCGTTAAAGAAGAACCGATAAACAAATATACTTCCTTTTTCATTTTGACTGACCATTGCTAGTGCATCTTCAGTAGACGAACCAGCAAACATAAATACATCTTTAGGTATATATGTAGGTATATGCTCACTGACTTCTGTAGAGTCATAAACATCTGTACTAGCATTTACTGTGTACTCACGCACTCCAGTAAAGTTTCCACTTTCAAAAGGGAAGTACATATAAGCTCCTAAAGGTATAGGGTTCACTGTACTAGCAGCGTCAAAATTAGTTACAGGTGTAACGGATATTGTTCTAGGTGTAAGTAAGTCACCACCCTTGAGAACAAACTGAGAGTTCTCGGAGAACAATATTAAGTTCTCTTGGAAACCTGTAGCTGACTGTAGGTTAGTTACTTTCTGACTAGATACTTGAACATCAATAGGGTCACTATCTAATAATGTAGTAACTGTAGTTCTATAGAAATTAAAAGGTTCACCTGCTTCAGACATGATAACTTTATCTCCTGTTAAGAAACCAAGTCTGTTCTTAAAGAAGAATAAGTTTGTTATTGTTGTACCTTTTAAAGATGGTTGTGGGTTAGTATCATCATCTCCAGCAGTTCTTGTAGTATATGTGGCAGTACCAAATGTAAAAGTATTTAGAGCAGTATTTACTAACTTATGGGGCATATCATTATTATCAAGCCCTTGTGAAATACCAAATCCTACTGTTTCCGTATAAGTTCCTTGCCCAAATGTTTCACCATTATTAGTTTCAAACTGCACATAATAATCATCTTCATTTACTTCTGCAGCACCTCGAACCTTAACTCTGAAACCATTTTTATTTGTTTCAGGTAAATCAGTAATAGAATCAACTTCCTTATAAGCTACAGACATTCCTGTGTTAGATAGGGAATCTTCGGTTCTAATAGTGAAATCCGTATAACCACTTTTTAAAGTAAAATAAATATTATTACCTTGGTCAGGATGAACTATATCAAAGTAAGTAGTCCAATTTCCTGTAGATGCAGCAGTATCATTAACTCCATTACCAAACTCATTTGTTCCTGAACCAAAGTTTCCGTTCCAATTAGTTGGGTTTTCTGCTGTTCTATCTAATTCAACTTTTAATCCACGAGCTATTTCATCAGAGTTAGCATTTTGATTATTATTATTATCCGATGAACCTGAACGAAACAAAGCAATAACATCCACAGTGCTACCATTACTTAAAGTAACTGTTGCAAAAACTTTATAACGCTTTCTGTAATCACCTTGTTTAATTGTAACGACTGCTGTTTTTTCCACAGCCGAAGTGTTAGAAGAGTTAGCACTAACCTCTGTGTTAGTATTTAAAACAAAAGTAGTATCACCTACAGTTAGTGCTTTTAGATTTTCTCTAGGTGTAGCTGAATTTATATAAGCAACACTAGATGTTGTTAAAGAAGATGCACCATTGATTGTACAAGGAGTACCATCTAAATTAAAGGCTTTGAGTATTGAACCATCATGTATCGCTACATATTTCTCAGCATCACTTCGGTCAACAAAATGAACGAATGAATTAGCACTAATAGCTGAAGCTAATATTTTTGCTAGGTGTCGAGTATTAGGTCTTTTACTTAATCCATCTACAACAGAACTGATAGCGTTTGTTTGCTCCTCACACTGACCTTCAAATCTAACTGAGTCAGGTTGTTGGGAAACACCACCAATAAGGTTGGGTAGGGAAGTATTAAGTAATGGCATTAGGAAATATCGTAGTTACGATTGATACCAACTCTAACTGATGCGTCATAGTTGTCAAATATAGTTCTGTCTGAAGTTCTGCTATCGGCTTCTTGTAGGTTAGCTCTAGCGATATACTCATCACGAGCAATCAACTGCTCAAGCTCTCGTGAGCCTATGATACGCCCTTGGAATATTCTTGATGCCTTTAGGGTTATGTATCGTCTAGCAACTTCAGGTAAACTATCCCAATCAAGTAAACGAGTTTGGTTTACTGATAGGTCGCTTGTAAAAGTAGTTGTATTATTCTTTCGGTCAAACAAAGTTGAACCACGCTGAACAATATCTAAAGAAGTATCTACAGGGTCAAACTGTATAATGTCGTTAGGTAATGTAATAGAACCATTTACAGGTGTGTACTTAACATCTTCTTCAGTGTTAAAGTGCCAACCTTCTGTCTGTACTTCTGTGCTAACTTCATTGAGAACCGAGATAGCAGTTAATACCGATACTGGTAAATTAGCGTTGCTTATGCTATTCACTGGTGCTTCACCAATGTGACCTAGCATAGAGTTTACTGCTTCGAGTTGAGAAGTTAATGTAGGCATATTATTTCTTTCTAGTTTTAAAGTATGTGAACGCAACGAAGATAGCGACTAAGATAGCCCCTATGAATCCTGCGTCTGCTGGTTCAGGTATTTGTGGGTACTCAACACCAAAACGATAGTCTAATTCATTCCAATCGTATTTGATATTATCATACTCAATACCATCCCATTCTTGTCGGTCTAACAAAGGTACAAAATAGTACCACTCCCACTCAGGTTGTACTGTAATCCAAGTGATGGTTTCATATTCTTCTTCTTCGTATGTAGGACTCATTTCTTAAATAGGGATTTGATTTCGTTAATTAGTTTAGAGAAAAAGTTATTCTTAGGTAGGAACATAGCAACAATAGATGCTAGGGCTACATAAGTAAAAGCCATAGACATAAGGTCGTCTTTATAATTATCTAGGATATATTCAATCATGATACTGGGGATACTGGTCGTATATTGGAATGAGGTTTGATAGGGTCATCTATAGGGTCAAAAGGAGTTTCAACTCTTGGTGGTTCTGCCTTGACCTCTGTAGGTTCTGCCTTAGTCTCTTCTTGTGATGGACTATTCGCTTCTGTTTTATTATCTTCTTTTGTTACCTCTTGTGGTGTATCTTTGGACTCACTCTTAGCTTGTGATGATTTGGATTCTACTGTTTTGGACTTCGTTTCTCCTTGTTCTTGGGATTGTCCAGTGGAGGGCTTCTGAGAAGGAGTATCGGAGGAAGTACCTTGTGAAGAAGGAGAGGGTGCAGGTTTGGTGTCCGAGGACTCAGCAGATGGTGCAGAAGTCGATTGTAATTCGGAAACCTCAGCGACCTTCTCAGCGATAACTTGTTGCCCCCAATCATTGAGGTCATTGAAATCAATAACCATCTCAAAGAACTCAGGGACTTCAAAGCGTTCTTCTACAACATCTTCTGCAACTTCAGCTACGAAGACTTGGGTCATATCTACAGCTAACTCAGTCTGTGTGACTGCTGCTGTACTAACTGCGACAGTACCAGCAGTACCTAGAGATGTAACCTTTTCAACAATAGGGAACTCTCTGAACTTTTCTAGTAGTGTCTTTTGAAATTCTTTAGTGCCTTCTTCGGCAACTTTAAGTGCTTTATCAGCACTGACTTTAATGTCGCCCATACCATCAGATTCTAATAATATGTCTAGTGCTTCCTTGTGTTTAACAAGAAGTTCTTTAGCGACTTTTTTATCCATTAGCTTCTGACTTTTGCTTTAGGGGTATTACTTACAAATTGCTTACCCTTTGCTCCTGCTTTCTTTTTCTTGCGAGCAGTAGATGCTCTTTCTGATTTACTCAGACTTAGTGCTTTTCGTTTAGGTAAACATCTATCAGGATTCTTTTTATTCTTAGATGTACCACAAGCACCTTTTATGTTTCCGTCCGTACCAATGCGAACCCATTGTTGTCGTCTCCACTTAGCTAATTCACCCATTACTTTTTGATTTTAAGTTTCTTACGCTTTCCGTAGTTAGGGTCTTTACAGTATTTTGATGCTGCCATATTAGCATAAGCTGATGGGTATTTATCAAATGTACGCTTTGCCCAAGCGATACCTTTAGGACAGATTTTAGCCATTAGTATTTAGGGGTTGATTTAGTCTTTTTAGACTTTTTCTTTTTGATGTATAATTTACTTCTTTCCATAATTAACATTTCCATCTACGAAGGGCGAGGGCTTTACGAGTAGGTCTGCCTTTGGAATCTTTCATAGCTCCTTTAACACCTTTCATTCTAGCACAGAAGCTACGCTTTCTAGCTCCTCCACCAGGTTGTGGTGCTTTCAGATTAGAACCTGTCTTTCTGTTGTAGTAGTCTCTTCCTTTTTTAGTGAGACCACCTTTCTTGGACTTATGTTCTTTTCGTAATGATACGCCTTTTCTTTTCATTGTAAAAAAAAGCCCTCCAAGGGATTACCAAGGAGGGCTAGGATTAAGAGGTTTTATGCAGGAAGAATCTTCACTGAACACTCAGGGCGTAGTACACCATGTCCCATTGCATATTTAGCAACGAACAATGTACCTTGACGCTCGATTTGGTACTCAGACTCAGTAGCTAAGTCAAGTAACTTAACAGTACCAATAGCTTCTTTAGTACCAACTAAGATACCATGTTCACCACTGTTGTTAAGTGCAGAGAAGTCACCATTGTAACCTACTCCACTTCCACCGAAGACATCATTGTTTGATGAACCATCATCATTGTCAGCATTAGTTTGGTCATTTGACCCACCAGTACCAGCACTTCCGATGTTTCCTTCAGCAATGATTTCAAGGAAGTTAGAACTTTTCTTGAGTTGGATACCAGCTACTTCTACGATAGTACCTTTAGCAGCATCAGCAGAACCACCAGAAGTGTCTTTGTTGATAGCAACATTATCAGCAGTCAATAGTTTGTAGTATTGAGCAGGAGTAACGATAGCGTAACGACCTTCACTTGGAGCGTCTACTTCGTCTAACTTAGTAGCAGCCGCATATAATGCGTCAACGATACCAGCAGTAGTGTTAGTAGTTGCACCTGTGATTGAGTTACCACCAGCTTGAGGAGCAGATGCACCTGTGCCAGCAGCAGCAAATAGAGTCTTCATTGTAGCAATGTCGAAGCGTTTAGCTAGAGCTTTACCAAGTTCTTGTGCG